TGCTGTCTGGAACGTTGGCATCATATGGAATCTCTCGCCCTAAAGATCAAAAGGACAAAAACCAACTATGAAATTCCTAATTCTGCTTCTGCTGTTTCCCGCTGGGGCGATGGCACAAACCGTGACTCCACAGTTTACCCAAGGTAGTATGCAGGCTACCACAAATACTACTCAAACCATCACTGAAACTATTAGAACTGAAGTGTATGGTGGAGACTATAAATCATGGTCTGGAACAAACGTAACACCCAGCGGAAACATCAACGATCCGTTAACCACTTATACGATCACAACAACTGGAGAACAGTTTCAACTAGAGACTGTGACACGGGCGTCCGGGATCGTAGAAACAATCGACACAAGTCGTACTATCGACACAACCTCTGTTACTACCTCGCTTTCTGTCTTCTCGCAGTAATGCCGGTTAAAGCCAGTGAACCACAGGTTAACAACACGGCTAATCCTATTGCTGCAGCTACGGGCAACGTAACAAACCAAGCAGTCCAATTCCAGAACAATGGTGCTCCGAGTAGACAGCAGTTTACTGGTGGTAACTCGTGTAACGGAACAACCATGACTGTTTCGCCCTTTTACATGGGCAATGATACGTTGCCTCAAGGCTACACCCGTAATAATAACTACGGTATGCAGCTTAACTTCTCCGTTCCTTTGGATGGTGGGATGATTGAGCAGTGCAAACAGATAGCGAAGCGACACGAAGAGAAACTACGTCTTGATTATGAGTTAGTACGCGCTCTGAAGTGTACCGAGATCATGAAGGCTGGTTTTACGTTCCGTCCTGGGTCTCGTGTAGAGGTACTGTGTCACGACATCGTACCTATTGTGTCCCTGAACAAATTTGACAAGTAAAAACAATGCTTAATAAAAACATTGCTGGTTTGTACATACCGAACAATGATCACGTTTCATTAACTTATGTTGCCTCTGGTAATGGAGCTGGTGAAATTGCAACAACTACATTTAAAAAGGGCGGACCAAGTGGAACTGTTGTTGCTACACTAATTTTTAGCTATGATGCTAATAACAACCTTGTTTCTGTTACTAGGGTGTAGTTATGGGATATAAATTTAATCCATTTAGCGGAAGCTTAGATAAAGTAGACAGTACAGAAGGTACTGCGGCAACTGTCTCTGTTGGTACGGTTACTACAGGTTCGGCTGGATCTAGTGCATCAGTAACGAATAGCGGCACCAGCTCTGCAGCCGTGCTGGACTTTTCTATTCCGCAAGGCGCAACGGGCGCAACTGGTGCAACAGGCGCAACCGGCGCGGCTGGTGCTGACGGAGCAGACGGAGCAGACGGAGCAGACGGAGCAGACGGAGCAGACGGAGCAGCGGCAACCATCGCCGTTGGCACGGTTTCAACTGGCGCACCCGGATCCAGTGCAACTGTTGCCAATTCCGGCAGTTCTTCCGCTGCTGTCTTTGATTTTTCAATCCCGCAGGGTGCAACAGGTGCTACGGGTGCAACTGGCGCTGCGGGCGCTACTGGAGCCACCGGAGCAACGGGTGCAGCGGGTGCTGATGGTGCCGCCGCGACTATTTCTGTTGGAACGGTCAGCACTGGTGCGGCTGGTAGTAGTGCAACGGTTACCAACAGCGGCACTTCGACTGCCGCAGTTTTCGATTTTTCAATCCCACAAGGAGCTACTGGTGCCACCGGAGCAACTGGCGCCACTGGTGCAACAGGACCGGCTGGTTCCGACGGGGCTGATGGTGCGGATGGCGTCGGCGTACCTGCTGGCGGTTTAACCGGCCAAGTCTTAAGCAAGAGCAGCGCCACTGATTACGACACTGCTTGGTCAACACCTACCAGTGGAACCGTCACCAGTATTACTACAGGCACTGGGCTTTCAGGCGGGACGATCACCAGCAGTGGCACCATTGGCCTAGCAAACACCACTGTTACGGCTGGTAGTTACACAGCAGCCGACATTACGGTTGATGCCCAAGGCCGAATCACTGCAGCTGCAAATGGATCCGGCGGTGGCGGTGGAGCTACTAGTATTGACGGGTTGAGTGATGGTACAACTCAATTTAATGAAAACGTTGGTCTTGGCCTTGGCACCTTAAATTCATTGGCATCTGGTGGTCAAGAAAACACTGGTCTTGGATATGCTGCCGGACAAGCCATTACCACCAGCGACAATAATACACTAATTGGTTCACGCGCTGGTCAGTATAATAGTGCTAGTAACAATACTGCAGTTGGTAGACGTGCTCTTGTTGGAGTTTCTGGTAGTAGTACTGGAGATTCAAACGTTGCTATTGGTCAATCGGCTTCATCTAACAATACTACTGGTCAGAACAACGTTGCTATTGGAAATACTGCTGGTTCTTCAGTAACCACTGGAGCAAACAATAGCTGCATTGGAAACGGCAGCCAACCCAGCTCATCAACCGTCTCTAACGAGATTACCCTTGGCAATACCGCTATTACTAAGTTCCGTGTTCCCGGTATTGACTTTGTTCTCAAGGATAACGGTGGAACGCCTACTGCTGGTCAAGTCCTGACCGCTGATTCTAGCGGTGAAGGTTATTGGGCAACTCCTAGTGCTGGTGGAGTTACCTATGAACTGATTGAAGACGGGTCATCCAAAGCTGCTGGTAGCTATATTGATATTAGCGATTATAAGGCTGTATACATGATTTGCCATAATGATCCGGCAACTAATTCTTCCAACAGACACGGTCCTCGTTTATCTACTTCTAACACGAGTAATACGGGTGTAAACACTAGATCGGGTAGATATTGGCGGCGTTTTCTTGACACTTCGCCATATTATCAAACCGCAGGATCTTTCAACCCTAGTACAAACGGCTTGTATTACGGCGCTAATGCCACTAATGATTTGGACAAAGTTTGGAAGCTGACTCTGCAAGGACTTGATACTTCCAATGTTTTTATTGAGGTATATAGCGAAAACAACGGTAGTGATACTTCATCTGAGGGTGTGTATCAGGAAACAGCTTGGTCCGGCGTGACAACCTCTGGTTCTTCAACTTGGTACCTTTATATCGAAGAAGCTTTGCTGGAATACCAAATCTATGGAGTCAAGTAACATGAAAACTATTTTTGCTTTTAAAGTTGGTAGCGAATGGACTTATGTTCAGCGTCAAGAGGACATCCCAACTAATGCTACAACTAGTTTTGAATATACCATTACAGATCTTAGTTCTGAAGAGCTTGAATGGTTCTCTGGTGATTGCCTTATCTACAACGAGGAAGCTCAAACCGTAACATTTGACCACGCTAAGTTTGACTCCGACATTCGCAACGTTCTGTTCTTTGATGAGCAAACAGATGAAGGTCGTCAAAAAGTATGGTTTCAAAATCGAATAGCAGCATATCCGTCAATTGGTGATCAGTTAGACATGCTCTACCACGATCAAGTCAATGGCACTACCGTTTGGAAGGATACCATTGCTGCAGCTAAAATTTCAACACCTAAACCTTAATCAAAATGCCTGAAACTTTTGAGTACACCGCTGAAGACGTAGCGTTTTACTACACTGCGTCTCTTGACAGCGTGACTCTTGTCGATGCTCTTGTCGCACAAGATACCCGCGATGATGACGAGGTTGACACGCTCCGCCGCAATGTCGAGCATCTTGAATTGATGCTTGCAAAAGACTGGTGGACTGATGAAGACTTGACACCCTTCGAGGCTTCGGTCGCGGCAGGACGCCCAATCTTGGATGCGGACTAGTGGCAAAGAAAAAAGCAACAGAGGATCAGTTTAACGAGCTTCACAACCTTGTCACATCTGAATTCCTTGCACGAATTAAATCTGGTGAAGCCACGACACAAGATCTCAAAGCAGCTTGTGACTGGCTAGCCAAAAATGACATCAGTGGCGTTGCATATGAAGGCAACCCGTTGGATAAACTAGCGACAGTCATGCCCAAGATCGATCCTGAAATGGTACAGAAGAGGTTGTATGGCTCAAAAAACTTCTGATTACTACAAGTCAAACCCGGAAGCTGCTGCAAAGCGGCGGAAACAACAACGGAAGTACAATAAGACCAACAAAGGTCTGAAGATTCGTACTGCTGCTAACAAACTTAACCGTAAACTTGGTACTTATGGTAATGGTGACGGAAAAGATGCTTCACACACTGGTAAAAACACTGGTAAGCTTGAAACACCTTCGTCAAACCGCCGTAGACCCAGAACTGGTAAGAAGTACGCCTAGTCATGACCCCGCTGTTGCCTACCCCTGATCACTACATTTACAACCTCATAACCATGACGAGTCCTGAAGCTAAACGGATGTGGCGTAGAGCCATTAAGGAACACTTCAACTGTCAATGCGTTTATTGTGGAGAACATTATGAATTACATGAACTTACTTTGGATCACGTTGTCCCTCGCTTTGTTGGCGGACAAACAATCACGAGAAATTTGGTTCCATCCTGCCGGAAATGTAATCAAGAGAAAGGGACAAGCAACTGGTTATCCTGGATGCGAGCTACGTTTGGCTGCAATCCGGGTAGAGAACAACTAATTTTATCGCATATTAAGTAAATGCCTAAATCTCCAGTCCCAGACAAAGTTAGACGGGCATATATTGATAATTACCTTAAATCCCGACAAGAAGGTAAGATTATTGACGACCTTTATTGGGATGGTAAGTATTATTTTGCTGATAACAAAGGTGAAGATTGGGGTGGCTGGCGTTTAAGAGGTCGAGCTAGCCACTCAGCACAAGGTTCTAAGCGTAGAGCCATGCAAAGAGGTGCTGTCGCTTCTGAATCTTTGTACATTGAAGCTTTCGGTGAAAGGGTAGGTAAAGAACGTTACCTTGAGGACAAAGCTGAGCTTAAAAGAATTTGGGGTACACGTGGTAAAGCTGGATTTGATATTGATCATATCTATCCTCTTGCTGCTGGCGGTCAAGAGACTCCACGCAACCTGATGCTCAGAGAAGCTAGTCGTAACCGCAGTAAAGGTGCTACACCGCCTACACCTGAACAACGACAAGCGTTACTGCTATCTAGTGATCCGTTAGAGCAGATTAAACTGCAAGGACCACAACCTACCCCTAAACAACGTGCTAATATTTTAGGTCTTACAAATGAGCTGCAAGATATAAAACGACGAATGAGTCAGCGTAAGACTACAGCACGATTTGGCACAGCTAAACGTCCAGTTAGCCAATCACCTTTGTCTCCGTTAAACCGTCAATCGGCTATGTACGGTGGTATTGAAACTCAAACTAATGTAATGGCTGAAAGCCGTGCACTTGATCTTGGTTTTAAACTTGCTAATTGACGCCTAGAAGCCTCTATAACGCCCCTCTAACCACCCTTAGATACATTCTATTATGAGCGAAGTCCTAGCCGCCCTACAGGGCGATTTTAAAGTATTTCTACAAGCCTTGTGGGCGCAGCTAGACCTGCCTGAACCAACCAGAGCACAATACGCCATTGCCGACTACCTACAACACGGACCTAAACGTCTTCAAATTCAGGCGTTTCGTGGTGTCGGTAAAAGTTGGATTACTGGTGCCTTTGTGCTCTGGACTTTATTCAATAACCCAGAGAAGAAGATCATGATTATTTCGGCATCGAAAGAACGTGCCGATAACATGAGTATCTTCCTACAAAAGCTTATTATTGAGACACCCTGGCTTAAACACCTGCAGCCTAAGTCGGATGACGCCCGTTGGAGCCGGATTAGCTTTGACGTTAACTGTTCACCGTCCCAGGCTCCGTCCGTCAAAAGTGTCGGCATCACGGGTCAGCTGACTGGTTCACGTGCTGACCTGATGATTCTAGATGACGTGGAGGTGCCAGGTAACTCTATGACTGAGATGATGCGTGAGAAGTTGTTGCAACTCTGTACGGAGGCTGAATCAATTCTTACGCCCAAAAACGACTCCAGGATTATGTACCTGGGTACCCCACAGACAACCTTTACAATCTATCGTAAACTTGCAGAACGTAACTACCGCCCCTTTGTTTGGCCAGCTCGTGTTCCTCGTAAACTGGCTAATTACGAAGGTTTAATTGCACCACAACTCCAAGAAGACCTTGATATGGGTGCTGAACCTTGGAGTGTAACTGACCCTGACCGCTTTAGCCATGAAGATCTTCTCGAACGTGAAGCAGCAATGGGACGCAGCAACTTCATGCTGCAGTTCATGCTCGATACTAGCCTCAGCGATGCTGAAAAATTCCCACTCAAGATGGCTGATCTTATCGTCACCAGTGTTAATCCTAAGTCCGCTCCTGATGATATCGTCTGGTGCTCAGACCCTAGAAACGTACTCAAAGAACTTCCGACTGTTGGGTTACCTGGAGACTATTTCTATGGCCCAATGCAGATCCAAGGAGAGTGGGATTCATATCAAGAAACAATTTGCTCAGTTGACCCGTCGGGTAGAGGAACGGATGAGACAGCAGCAGCTTATATCTCCCAACGAAACGGTTATTTGTACTTGCACGAGATGCGAGCTTATCGAGACGGATACTCAGACAATACGCTTCTGGACATTCTAAAGGGGTGTAAGAAGTTCGGTGTGACTAAGTTGGTTGTAGAGACTAACTTTGGCGACGGTATTGTTGCAGAGTTATTTAAGAAACACCTACAACAAACAAAACAAGGAATTGATGTAGAAGAGGTACGTGCTAATGTCCGCAAAGAAGACCGTATTATTGATACCCTTGAGCCTGTCCTTAATCAACACCGCCTTGTTGTTGATCGTTCTGTCATCGACTGGGACTACAACTCAAATAAAGACGACGCTCCAGAAAAACGTCTCCTCTATATGCTCTTCTATCAGATGAGTAGAATGTGTCGGGAGAAAGGTGCAGTTAGGCACGACGACCGTCTTGACGCACTTGCACAAGGCGTTAAATACTTCACAGACGCCATGTCTATCTCGGCACAAGAGGTAATAAAACAGCGTAAACGGGATGATTGGAACGACCTACTTGAAGCTTTTATAGAAGACCCACAACAAGCAACAGATCACCTTGTTTTAGGTTTTACATTAGACCAAAGAAGGCAAGCAAGAGGTAATACAAAAGGTCAGTCACCGACTTGGATCTAAGAGGTGTCGGCCTTATACAGGAAGAAGGGTGGACTTCCTGTAGCGGGGAGACGTAAAACTCTCCCCCTTTTCCTTACAGAAACAAGACGACCAATTCTACTGGTTCTTCTTACTTGTTAATCCACCGACTGAATCAAAGACGCTTTTACTACTGTATGTCCACCGACCACCACACCGTACAGCTAGTTCACCACACTAACAAAGGTGATGA